TGTTCGCCAAGCTGCAGCCCAACGACCGACTGCTTGCGCTGAACAAGGAAGCCCAGAAGCTGTTCACCAGCATCGAGATCCAGCCCGAGTTCGCCGACACCGGCAAAGCCTATCTTGCCGGCCTGGCCGTTACCGACGAGCCCGCCAGCCTGGGCACCGAGCCCCTGCACTTCTCCCGCCGCGCGGAGAAGGGCAACTACTTCGCCAACCTCGAGCCGCTGGGCAAGCTGATCGCCGAACCCGACACGGACGAAGCCGCCGCCCTTTCCTTCTTCACCCGTCTGTTCAGCGCCCTCGGCAAGGGCGGTCCCGAATCCCCCGCAACCCCCAAAGACGAGAGCACCCCAATGGATCCGAAAACCGTGCAGGCCTTCGCCGCCGCGGTGGACAAGCTCGGCACCGTGGCCACCAGCCTGGAAACGAGCGCTGCCACCTTTGCCGCCAAGCCCACCGAGCCCGAGAAGCCCGCCGTCACCGAGCCGGAAGCCGGCAAGGACGGCGACAAGGCCACCGGTATCACCGCCGAGCAGTTCAACAGCCTGAAAACCTCGCTGGATGACCTGACCGAGAAATTCAACACCGCGCTGAACCAGGGCAAGGGCAAAGACGTGCCCAACACCACTGGCGCGGCCGACGACAACCAAGAGGCCGTGTACTGATATGAGCCTGAGCCAAGCAGCCCGCCTGAAATTCAGCGCCCTCGCCGTTGCGATCGCCACCACCTATGGCGTGGAAACGGTGCGCGAAGAATTCAACGTCACGCCGACCCACGCGCAGACGCTGAACGACAAGATCACCCACAGCTCGACCTTCCTGTCCCGGATCAACGTGATCCCGGTCAGCGAGATCAAGGGCGAGAAAGTGATGCTGGGTACCAGCGGCACGGTGACCGGCCGTACCGACACCAGCAACGCCGACCGCGTCGCTCGCAACGTGCTGGGCCTGGACGGCCAAGGCTACGAGCTGTTCGAAACCCACAGCGACGTGGCGCTGAAGTACGCCAGCATCGACGCCTGGGCCAAGTTCCCGAACTTCCCGCAGCGCTATTCCGCCGCGGTGCAGAAGCAGATCGCGCTGGACCGCATCATGATCGGCTGGAACGGGACCAGCGCCGCCGCCACCACTGACCGCGTAGCCAACCCGCTGCTCCAGGACGTGAACAAGGGCTGGCTGCAGATCGCCCGCGAGCAGGCGCCGGAGCAGGTGCTGGCCCAAGGCGCCAAGGTGGCCGGAAAGATCCAGATCGGCGCGACCGGCGACTACGCCAACCTCGACGCCCTGGTGCACGACGTGTCCCTGATGATCGACGAGGAGTTCCGCGACGGCGGCGACCTGATCGCCATCGTCGGCCGCGAGCTGCTCGCCCACGACAAGGCCAAGCTGTACGCCGCCCAGGGCGACACCCCGACCGAGAAAGAACGCATCGAGATGGCCCAGGTGATCGCCACCTACGGCGGTCTGCCGACTTTCACCTGCCCGCACTTCCCGAGCCGCGGCGTGGTGGTCACCAGCTGGGACAACCTGTCCATCTACTTCCAGGACACCAGCTGGCGCCGGCACATCCAGGAGAACCCCAAGCGCTCCCAGGTTGAGGATTACAACAGCCGCAACGAGGGCTACGTGATCGAGCAGCTGGGCAAGTTCGCGGCCATCGAGTCCGCCAACGTGGAGTTCGTCTGACATGAGCCTGGCCCTAGCCCATAAGCGCCGCGTGCGCGAACAGGGTGCGGCAGCAGCGGCCACCGGTGCGCGGGCTTACACGCCCGCCACCGCCCTGGCCGGACCTGCCAACGCCCAGAAGCACCTGGCCCTGATGACCACCGCGTTGGATGCGGCCCTGGAGCGCATCAGTGCCATCAACAGCCGCGAGGCACGCCAGGCACTCAAGCGCGACGAGCTGCTGCCCAAGTACCTGGACTACGTGCAGCGCTACCGCGAGTCGGGCCTGAACCACCCGAACCCGGTGCTGATGCAGGTGCTGGTGTGGTTGTTCGATACGGCGCAGTTCGAAGCCGGCATCGAGCTTGCCGACTTCGCGATTGGGCAGGGCCAGCAGCTGCCGGAACGCTTCAAGCGTGACGTGCAGACCTTCGTCGCCGACGAGCTGATCGACTGGGCCGAGGCCGAGCACAAGGCCGGCCGCAGCCCGGAACCCTACGTGTCGCAGCTGCTGCCGCGTGTGGATGGCAACTGGGACGGCTTCAAGCAAGGCGGCGAATCCGAGCGCCCCGCCCCCTGGCAGCTGTTCGAGCGCATCCCGGCCCGCTACCACAAGTTGCTCGGCGTGCTGGCAATGGACCGTAAGGACTGGGCCCCGGCTGTTGCGCACCTCAACCGTGCCACCGAGCTGTACCCGGAAATCGGCGTGAAAACGCGCCTTGAAGGTGCCGAGAAGGCGCTGCGCAAGCAGCAGACCGAAACCGGTACCGCGTAACCAGCTACCCCCCCCAGCGGGGCCTGCCCAGGTGTTCCGGTTTTGAGCCAGTACCACCTAAGGCAGTCACCCCGCCCTATTCGAGCGGCCAGCGATGAGCTTTTCAGGTAAACCGACCACCCTGGTGGACCAAGCGATAGAGAACGACGGCTTCTGGCCGGACCTCTCCGTTGCCGAGTTCCAGAAGGGCTACCGCCTGCCGGCGGAGTACCTGAGCGAGCTGCTGGCCGAGGGCATCGCCTTTGCCATGGGCGAAGTGAACGTCGACCTGGCCAAGCGCAAGGCGGATTGGCAGGTGGCGGGCGTCACCAGCGTGGAAAGTGCGGACCCCATGGTCCTGCCGGAGCGCACATTTCACGTAGCGACGTACAAGCGCGCCGTGTACTGCCGCGCCAAGGCCTACCTGCTGCAGCAATTCGCCACGGTGAACCGCCGCGAGTCGGCCGAGAACATCGCCAAGGAATCACCCGCCACCGAAGACCAGTTCCTCGCCTTCAGCCAACAGGCCGTGCGCCTGCTGCAAGGCCGTGGCCGGATCACGGCGGTGCTGCTGTGAACAAGCTCCGCGCCCTGACCACCTTTCTGCTCGAGCGCCGTTTGGTCGCTCCGGAACAGCTCGACAGCTGGGCCGAGCAGGTCACGCTCAACCTCACCTGGAAGCCCGACCTGGACGGCTTGCACCTGGGCGACATGCGCTACCGCGCGGTGATCGTGATGGAACGCTTCGCCGATCACCCGGGCCGGCTGATGGCCCTGCTCGGCAGCTGGCTGGAGAACCACGACCACGACCGCGACGACGATCTGCCGGCGCCGACCTTCGACATCGAGCAGCTGGACAACGACCTGGCCGACGTTGAGCTGACCCTGGAATTCATCGAGCCGCAGTACCTGGCCGAAGCCGACGACGGCGAGATCGAGGCCTTCGGCAAACGCTGGGCCTTCGTGCCGTTCGACCTGTGGATTGCCGAGCACGGGGAGGTGGCCAGTGGCAGCCAGTAACCCGTTCAACCTGGACGTGCGCGGCCAGCTCGACGTGGCCGCCCAGCTCGCGCTGCTGGACCTGCCGCCTAAGCTGCGCCGCCGGCTGATGAACCGCACCGCCCTGCGCATTCGTACCGGGTGGCGCAAGCGCGTCCGTGAACAGGCCGACCTGCACGGCAGCGCCTTTGCACCCCGCGCCCGCAAACGCAAGAAGGGCCAGAAACCGAAGATGCTGACCGGCCTGGCCACTGGCCTCTCCGTGGTGCGCCTGACCGAGGACGCCGCCGAGCTGGGCTGGGGCAAGCGCAAGACCGCGATGATCGCCGGCATCCACAACGCCGGCATGGTGCAGCGCCGCACCGCCGGCCAGATGCGCGCCTTCAGCCGGGTCACCCCGCTGATGGCGACCGCCGAGCAGGCCAAGCGCCTGCGCCGGCTCGGTTTCAAGATCCGCGCCGGCAAGACCAAGCGCGGCGGCCAGCGCTGGCTGCGGCCGTCCTCGGACTGGATCGTCCAGAACATCAAGTACAGCCAGGCGGGCCTGCTGATTCGCCTGCTCAAGCAAGAGAAACCCGGCCCCACCAGTTGGGAGATCGAGCTGCCCAAGCGCGAGTTCTTCGGCGTGGCCAACCAGCAGGAAGTCAACGAGCTGATCGCCTACCTGCTCCCGCAAATCCTTAACTCACCCCGCTAGCGAGGCACTGCATGGCACTCGGCAAAGTCAGCGTCAACAATCTCAACCTCGGCCAGGGTGCCGTGACCGAGATCGAGCGCTATTTCCTTTTCATCGGCCCGGCCGCGGCGAACGTCGGCGAGCTGATCCCCCTGAACACCCAGAGCGATCTAGACGCGGCGCTGGGCGTTGCCGACAGCGACCTGAAACGCCAGGTGACCGCGGCGCGCCTGAACGGCGGCGACCGCTGGGCCTGCCTGGCTGCGCCGATCGACGCGGTAGCCGGCAGCTGGCAGGACGCCCTGGAGTACTCCCAGCAGCAGGGTTTCTCGGTCGAGGCGGTGGTGATCACCTCGCCGGTGACCAGCGGCGCCGAGCTGAGCGCGATGCACGACGCCGCGGTGATGCTGAACAGCACCTACGGACGCCGCGCGTTCGTCATGGCGGCCACCGCCGGCTGCGATCCGGACCTGCAGACCTGGAACCAGTACCTGATCGAGCAGCGCGCCATCGTCCAGGACCTGGCGGCGCCGCGCGTGCTGGTGGTACCGCAGCTGCACGGCAACGACCTGGGCGTGCTGGCCGGGCGCTTGGCCAACGCCGCGGTGAGCATCGCCGACAGCCCGATGCGCGTGGCCACGGGCGCCGTGCTGGGCCTGGGCGAAACGCCGGTGGATGTCGACGGCATTCCGCTGCCCTCGGCCATCCGCGCCGAACTCGACAGCGCCCGTTTCAGCGTGTCGCAGACGTACCCCGACTACCCAGGCGTGTTCTGGGGCGACGGCAACATGCTCGACGCACCGGGCAGCGACTTCCAGGTGGTGGAGTACCTGCGCCTGGCGGACAAGGCCGCGCGCCGCGTGCGCATCCTGCTGATCCAGCGGGTCGCCGACCGCCGCCTGAACAGCACCCCCAATTCCATGGCCGCGGCCACCAGCGCGCTGATGGCGCCGCTGCGCGCCATGTCGCGCTCGGTGCAGTTCGCCGGCCAGCAGTTCCCGGGTGAGATCGAGCCGCCGAAAGACGGCGACATCGTGCTGGTGTGGCAGAGCAAAACGAAGGTCGAGGCCTACCTGAAGCTCAAGCCCTACAACTGCCCGAAAGACCTCACGGCGAACATCGCCCTCGACCTTTCCAACGACGATTCGGAGTAAGCCCGCATGGCACGTATCGGTGGCAAAAACTTCGACGTGAACCTGGGCGACCTGCTGGTTCACGTCGAGAGCTGCACCCTGGACATCACCGACAACACGGCGGTGGCACAGGACAAGGGCGTGCCCAACGGGCACGTGGATGGTGACGTTTCCGCCAGCGGTGAGATGGAATTCGATACCGCCAACTTCAGCCTGCTGATCGAGGCCGCCAAGCGCGCCGGCAGCTTCCGCCAGCTCGACCCATTCGACACGGTGTTCTTCGCCAAGGCCGGCGAGGAGGAGCTGCGCGTGGAGGCCTTCGGCTGCAAGTTGAAGGTATCCAGCCTGCTGAACATCGACCCCAAGGGCGGCGAGAAGAGCAAGCACAAGGTGCCCTTCGACGTCACCAGCCCGGACTTCATCCGCATCAACGGCGTGCCGTACCTCGCCGCTGAAGAGATCGAGGGCCTGCGCTGATGGCGGACTGGGTCGATCGCGCGGTTGACCGCGAAGAACGGGAGCTGGAGCGCGCCCTGGCCGCCCAGCTGGCCCGCTCACCGAACGGCCCGAGCCTGCACCACTGCCAGGACTGCGACGAGGAGATCCCCGCCAAGCGCCGCGCGCTGGGCGGGGTGACCCGCTGCACCCCGTGCCAAACCCTTTTCGAGAAGCGAGCTACCCGATGAGCAAGAGCCCCTGGCCGAACTTCAGCTACGCCGAGCTGCGCTGCAAATGCGGCCGCTGCGGCAGTGACGGCACCGAGATGGACCCTGCCTTCATGGATGCGGTGCAGCAGCTGCGCGAGCTGTACGGCCAGCCGCTGGTGATCAGCAGCGCCTACCGCTGCCGCCAGCACCCGGTGGAGGCCCGCAAGGTCACGCCCGGCGCGCACAGCACCGGCGCGGCGATGGACATCGCCTGCAGCGGTGCGGCGGCGGTTTCCATCCTGCGCCTGGCCATGACGCTGCCCTTCACAG